GACCATGCCGCGATTTTTAGTCTGTCCGCCGCCAGATGTTTGGTATGGGTAGATGCCACCGATGATAACTTGGCGCATCTGGTCTTGCTGCTGCGTATCGTCTCCGGTTTTAGACGGGGAGAGATATTTCGTTACAGCCCTGAGTAATTCTTTTTTATCGCTTCGACGTTCGACCAAATCTTCAAATTGATAAATCGTCATGTAAGTGCTGTGGACGAAGGCGCTTTGGCGATCCAAGTCCGAGACAGATTCGTTTAAGACCCCGAACATTTCCGGCTGGACAAGGTACGGATCAAACCCGCCATCGGCCCAATTCAATTTGACAAGAGTTTTTCCCTTGACTAGAGACCACGAAACCGCATCCTCGATCAGAGTATCAAGGTTACACTCTCGGATTCTGCGGTGAAGGTCGGATGCGACGGCGCGGCCCTTGGCGCGATCAACCGGCCCGACTTGTCCGTAATATTCAACATCGCAACGCAAATCGACCGGGCTGTAGAGCAGCGACGATTGGCTGTCTATAAATGCGAATGTTTTTGGGTATATCTGAGGGTCGCCGTTTTCGTCGCCGGTCAGATATAAATTCCGGTAGAGCGCCCCGCGCTGAATCCGCTCGGAGCGGGAGGCGTAGCACATATCAATTATTTCTTTAGCCCACGACCCGATTTTTCGCTGCGGAACTTTCATGGGACCATCATAGACGATAATTTACGCCGATTGGGTAGCGTTTCTCTTGCTTTCCAGCCATCGCTCAACATCGTCTTTTCTATAAACTATTTTTTTGTTGCCGTAAAAAAACCAATCCGGCCCCGTGCCAATCTCATTGCGGCGGCGGTATAGCCAGACCGTTGAGACGCCGAGTATCCCGGCAACTTCTTTGCTGGATAGCAACTCACGAGCAGCGGCCAATCAAGACACCCTGTAATGAAAGATCACTCCTGACTACTAGCGAAATATCTAGGGGCTGTCTAGCCCGTTCTAGGTGTTGCGAGTGATGCAACGAAAATCGCAATGTGTGGTCGGCTGCAATGTTGCACCGAACCAGTCGTCAGGTACTTGGCTTGAGACCCTGATGACGTAGAACAGGAGACTCGCCAATGGCCAAGCGCCGGATGCGTCGCCACAAGCGCAAGTAGCTTAGTCGGATGGGCGGCGTACCGCAAATCCGCTGCGCCGCCCGCCCCTCTTTTTGTAATTCTTAGCTTTTAACGGATTAAATGCCCCTACCTGGTCAACCGCCCTCTCCCGCCCTCGCCGCCGCCCCCGCAAACACGGGGGGCGCTGTTGCGCCGCAAGGAAATGCCGGGAACGCTATGGCGGGCCTCGATAAAGTCAAGATCGCCGTCAAGGCATTACAGGACGCGCTCCCCTCAATCCCGATGGGCAGCGCCCTCCATACCAAAGTCCTCAACGCCGCCAAGGATTTGTCCAAAGAACTCGGGTCCGCTTCCGAGGGTGGCGGCGGCGCTGGAAATATCCAAGCCCTTTTGCAGATGATTCAGCAAGCCAAGCAAAACGCGCCAAATGCCGCGCTCGCTCGCATGGCTCCCCCGGCTCCCGGCGGCGGCGCTCCCGCCATGCCGCATCCGATGCCGATGCCCTCTCCCGCCGCCGCAGCTGCTTAACGGAGAAACAAATGCCACTCAATAAAACCAATCCTTCGTTCCCCGCGCCCTACGTGAACGACACGAAGGAGACCGATCCGATGATTATCAAAATTGACGTTAACAAAACCGAAATTGGCGCGCGGCCCTCCGGTCTGCCCAAGGATGTCAAAAACTCCAATAACGTTGAACACGTTGATAACCGTTCAACGGGGAAGGGGTGATAGTCATGGCCGAGATGGTTCAAATCGACAGAGACCAACTGGCGACTTTGCAGAAAGCCGATGCGTTTCTCGGCACTCTGCTGAATGATTCGGACGTTGGCGAGGCAATTCAATTCAAAGCCAAGAAGGTTTTCCCTAACGCCCGCTTTGCAGCCGATGCGGCGGAACCTTTTGTCGCTCCGCTGAAAAAGCAAATCGAGCAGGAGCGCGAAGCGCGGACCAAGTTGCAAGAACGCCTTGACGCGCGCGACAAGACTGAACTTGAAGCCAAGGAAACGGCGGACCTTGAAGGATCGCTCGACCGCGCCCGCAAGACCTACAAGTTGACCGACGAAGGCATGGACAAGGTTATCAAGCGGATGCGCGCGATGAATAACCCGGATGCGGAATCTGCCGCAGCTTGGGTTACGGATAACGAGCCTCGCCCGGCTCCGACCCCGGCTTCGTCCTATACGCCGCAATCGCTCAATCTCTTTGGCGCTGGCGAAAAGAGCGAGGATGCGGACGTTCAGCTTTTGCACCGCGATCCGCTAAAGTTTTTTGACATGGAAACCGCGAAAATCCTGTCGGAACCAGCAGAGGCCGCTTGATGAGCATTTCGCGTCACATCATTGCTCAGAAAAGGCCGCCGGCAACGGTGAAATGCCTGCACTGTAGTAATGATTTTACGCGCCGCCACAGCATGATCTTCAATAAAGTCGGAGATCAGACAATGAAATATTGTTCTGTCTCCTGCGCAACAAAGCACCGGAATCCTGTGCCGTACTTTGAATGTGCAACATGCAGGAACACCGTTTCTCGTCGCAAGAGCAATCATGCTTATGACTATAAGCAGATTTATTGCTCTAGGGCTTGCCAGCACAAATCGCTCGATAAGGGCGGCACCATAGACAAGAACGGCTACAGAATTATCCATGTTGATGGTCAGCCCGTCGCAGAACATCGCTATGTGATGGAAAAGAAAATCGGCAGAAAGCTGTTCTCCGATGAAACGGTCCACCATAAAGATGGTCAGCGTAGTTTCAATGACCCTTCCAATTTGGAACTGTGGTCTAGTCGTCAGCCCAAGGGACAGCGCGTAGAGGATAAAGTCTCTTTCGCGCTCAGTATTCTGTCTCGTTACCGCGTGCCCCCTGAAATTTTCACCGCGTCCGAAGCCGTTCGCGGCTTGTTGGCGTGCTAGAGGAGAAATAGATCATGGCGTTGCCAACCAACTTTCAGGGGCCAATCGCTTCGGGAATTACGCCCGGAGGCGCAATCGGGGCCCAACTTTCTGCCATAACGAGAAGGGCATTCATTCCCTCTTTGTTCGTCCAAATCTATCAGGCGCACCCTTTATTGTCCCTTCTTCTACAGAATGCACAGAAGGCGCGCGGCGGTATTTCGCAGATCACGATCCCGGCGCAGGGCGCGAGCTTCGTCAATTTCGCTTGGGGCTCGTTCGCTGGCGACTTCGCCATCCCCGAGGATCAGGCGGCAATTCAAGACGCGCAGTTCAATCTCAAACTCGGCATGGTGCCGATTGGCTTCTTCGGGATGGAAGCGATTATCCAATCATCCGAAGTTGTCATTCCGAAACTGCGCGCGGTCATGTCGGATGCGGCGACGGTTATCAAGCAAGCCATCGCGCAATCGCTCTACGCGAACAACTACGCAAACTCGACCGCCATTGATTCGCTCGTGCAGGCTTACGACAACGGAACTCTCGCGCCGACTTACGGCGGCATCGCTCGCTCGGGTAATCAGTTCTGGTGGGGCCAATATCTCCCGAACTCCGGCGGCATCTCGAACCGCACCGGCATGGCGATCACGTTGACGCGCGTTATGACCGGCGCTGGCGGCGAGGCTCCTGACTTCGCGGTTATGAACCCCGCCGACTGGTCAACTCTCTTGGCCGACTTCATGGGCTACGAGATGTATATGACCAAGCCCAAGTCTCGTTACGAAAAAGACGATGTGGTGAACGCCGGATTCCGGGCGCTGCAAGTCTTGGATACGCCGATCTTCCCCGATCCGTTCTGTCCGCGCGGCGAGATGTACGCGATCAACTCTCGCTACCTTGCGATGTACCTTTCGGAATTTGCGCCGTTTATTTTCTCTGGCTTTGAATCGACCATCCCGCAGGGCCAGATTGCGGACATCGGCGTTCTCATTACCGCTCTTGACTTGGTTTGCGCCAAACCTTCGAGCGGCGCGCATCTGACTGGCCTAACCGGGGCCTCTTGGCCCAACTCACCGGGAAGTGTCCCGGCCGTGATTTAACCGCCCGCATAGGAGCGAAAGCAAATGCCTGTCGTCTTTGGAGCACCTGGCGTAACGCCGAGCAATCGCGGGCAGCCAACCAATATCATCACCCTGCAAGCGGGCAACGTTCAGCTTGTTCCGTCCGGTTCGTGGTACGCGCGAGCGGGCCGCTACACCACGGTTCAGGAATACGATCCGAACTCTGGTGCATGGCGCAGCATCGGCGGCGACTGGCCGACAGCTTCCATGTCCCTGCTCTGGTCCGATGGCGTCAACGTCCGTATCGCAAATCAGACCGGTTGCGTTGTCGGCGCGCTCGTCACCACCGCAGGGTCTGGCTACACCTCGGCCCCGCTCATCACGCCTTCGGCTGGTGCTTCGTTGTGGCAAGCGATTGTCGGCGGCGCTGTTAGCACCGTTGTCAGCGTCACAAACGGCGGCAGCAATTACATCTATCCGCCAATCGTCACCTTCACCAGCCCGAACTCGGCTGGCGGCACCGGAACCTCGCTCGGTATCCAGGCCACCGGCTTTGCCACCATCTCGGGTGGAGCTGTCACCTCGATCACTGTCACCGATCAGGGCGCTGGCTATCCGGCGGTTCCGACGATTACGCTCATCAACGATCCGCGCGACGCGACCGGGACCAACGCTTCGGCGACTGCCACCCTCACCGGCGCTGCCACTGTCACTGGCCTCATCGTCACCGATCACGGCAACCCGGTCACGGCGATCCCGACACTCAGCATCACGGGTGGCGGCGGTACGCTCGCAGCGGCAACCGCGATCATGTGCTGGTCGCTCACAGGCGTCACCGCTACGACCACTGGCTCCGGTTATTCCGGCGTCTATGGCGCAATCGAGTTGTCGGCTCTTGGCGGCTTCCCAACGACCGCTCCGGCCTATACCAACCCGACCACTCAGTTGAACCTCGTCCGTCCGCGCAAGGCATCAATCCTTGCGGCGATCACGGCGGGCGCTCTCAGCAATTCTGGTCAAACGGTTCTCGACGGCGGTATCTACCCCGGCACCGCTTCGGTCATTATCTACGCACCGGCAGATGCGGCAGTCGATCCGGCGGGCACCCTTACCGGCTCGTTCGGCGGCATCACCGATACGGTCCTGCTGTTCGCCATCTAGTCCATGGAGGGCTCTGCGTGTGCAACTCGGAGATTATATTACCGACACGCGGAGCCTTCTCCATGACGTTAACGGGCAGTTCCTTTCAACCACACAGCTAACGCGCTGGATCAATTCCGGCCGTAACCAAGTCGCCAAGATCAGCGGCTGCTTGCGCGTCCTTGTCCCAGGTCAATCGCCTTTCGGCGGTGTTGGGCAAGCTGGCTCTATTATTCCTGGCGGCGCGGCGGCGGGTCAGGAACTAGGCCCAGGATCAAACGATACAACCGTTCTTCCATCGGCCATCCCAACAAATACTTTTTTGACAATCCCCGGCGTGGAAAAATATTCCTACGCGATGGCAAATCAATATGTGAAGCGATTTAATGCCGGTCTAAAAGGGATAGTTGACGTAATAGACCTAACCGCGTCATGGGGTGGGTCAATGCGCCCGGCTTTGTCGTGGCTGCCCTGGGACGATCTTCAGGCTTACGCTAGAGCGTATTCCGTTGGCGTGAACTCGTACCCGTTCTATTGGAGCGTGATGAATGACGGTCAAAATGGTCAAGTGTGGCTGTTCCCGACGCCAAGCCAAGCAAACGAAATGGAATGGGATTGCACTTGCCTTCCGCTCCCTCTTTACAGTGACGGCGATTATGAAGCGATACCAGAAAACTTTGCTGGCGCGGTAAAATTCTATACCGCCGCGCTTGCCTATCTAAGCTCGCAACGCCCTGGTCAAGCCGCAATCATGCGCGGTGAGTTTATGGATCACCTCGGCATTGACCGGGCGGCGGCAGATCGCGGAAAGACTCCAGATTATTACTGGGGTACAGGAATCTTTTAATGGCTGATCCAGGCCAACTCCAGCAGCTTTCAATGAAGCTTCAGGATTCCTTGGGGATTCCGCCAGGCTTTAAGCTCTATTCGTCTTTCCCATTTAGCGGAATGAACCAAGAAGCGTCCCGCCTCGGCATGGAGGACGCTGAGTTTTATTGGCGCGAAAATCTTATCAAGACCGGGCCGGGAAATCTTAGGGCGCTCTGGGATATTGGGGCGTCAATTTATTCTCCGCCCACTGGAAAAACCATCGTGTGGTTTTTCTTTTACAATATTGCGGCGATAAACTATGCGGCGGTGTTTCTAAGCGACGGAACTGCAATTCAAGTCAACGTCGCAACGCTAGCGCAGACTGTAATCTCATCGGTTCCTGGTACTTTTTATACGGGCGGTCAGTTGCCAGCATGTTGTCAATCCGGCTCTCAATATCTTTTAATCACCAATAATATCACGCCGAACTCGTATTGGATTTGGGACGGGATGCTACTTTACGGTGCCGGAGGCATCGGCCCGGATACGAACATTACAGACGGAGGGGCTGGATATACGAGTGCGCCGACTGTTTTAGCCTATGGCGGGAGTGGGAGCGGGATAACCGCTACTGCATCAATTGCAAACGGTTCGGTTGTTGCTGTTCAGATAACTAATCCAGGCATCAACTATTTGCCGGGTGACACCGTGCAATTCCAATTTAGCGGCGGCGGCACGGATACTGGCGCTATCCTGACGGCGGTTCTCTCTGTCGGAGCCGTAGATTCCATTGAATTGTTGGCGGGAGGAAGCGGGGGAAGTCCGGGTACTTATGCTCTAACTTTTACAGGCGGCGCCGGAACTGGCGCGGCTGGAACATATACGATTGGAGCCGGTGGAGCAGTTACGAGCGTAGATTTAACGGCTGGAGGGGCCAACTATACCGGAACCCCGGCCATCACTTTTACACATGGCAGCGTCACAGGCGCGCAAGCCTTAGCCATATTAGCTGGTGGAACGGTCGCCAGCGTTACTGTGACGAACGGCGGCACAAATTTTACAGGTACGCCAACACTGACATTCGTTGGCGGTGGTGGAACCGGCGCGACAGCGACTGCGGTTATGACGACCGGGGCAATCTCAAGCGTCACAGTGACAAACGCTGGGACTGGTTACACATCGGTCCCGGCGATAGAAATTCAAACTGGATTGAATAACGCAGCGTCCGCTATCGCCGAACTCTTGCCATTCGGGGTTAGCGGATCGTCAATCGAGACATTTCAATCCCGCGTTTGGCTTCCGTTTCCGAATGAAGCAGGAAGGCAAAACAACGGCGGCGTGTTTCTTGTTTCAGCACCATCGTCGCTCACAGACTTTGCGACATCGGATGGTGGGTTGATCTTTACGAGCAATGATCGGTTCTTGCGCGAATATTATGCGAACATTCGCCAATCAAACGGGTATCTCTATCCGTTCGGGGATAGCTCGGTTGATGTTATCTCGAATGTTCAGACGAGCGGTAATCCGACTACAACGACATTCAATTATCAAAACGTTGACCCGCAAATCGGCATGGCATGGCGCGATAGCTGCCAGGATTTTAGCCGAACGATCTTGTTTGCGAATAGCCTCGGCGTGTTCGGTCTATATGGCGGAGCCGCTACGAAGATCAGCACGAAGATGGATAAGATATTCGAGCAGGCGACTTTCCCGCCAACTGCTGGAGCAGTAACGCCATCTTCGGCGGTGGCAAATATCTACACGCTTCGCGCCTATTTAATTTTAATGACTATCCTCGACCCGTTCACGAACACAAACCGAAACGTCATGCTGTCTTGGGACGAGCATGACTGGTTTATTGTCAGCCAATCTCTGTCCTTCATCTACCTTGGGACACAAGAAATAAACAGCGATCTAACCGCATGGGGAACGGATGGAAATGTCCTTGTACCCCTGATGCAAACCCCATCGGCGCTCATAACCAAGAAACTTTCGTCGAAACTCTTTGGAGTGCAGGATTGTTTTATTAGAAAAGCGGCCTTCGCTTTTTATGTGCAGGGCGAGGATCGCTCGGTAGGAAATACAGGGGTTTCCCTGCTGGTTAACGTGGACAACGAAACCGGCTCATATCCTATCCCAAATAACCCTGTCAATTTAAGCACTTCCACACCATTCTGGGGCACAGGAAGTGGTGATGTGTTCGGGCAAGAATTGGGCTATACTCTAACCTCCGTATCGCTGGATTTTCAGCTAGAGAATATCAGCATCGGATGTGTGCCTTGGGCAGCGATTGTTGGATAAGGAGACTGAGATGGCTAAGAAGAAGCGAGAAAATCTTAACTTCGTCGGCGCAATCCAAGATGGGGAAAACCCAAACGGGATGACCGGCTATACCGTGAATGGAACTTCCAAATCGGAAGCGACTGGATGGAACGGTCAAGACAATTATCAAGCGCCGCAGTATCCGGCGAGCCCGCTTCGCCGCGAACGCGGCAATCGCTCAGGGGAGTAATGCTTGCTCGCGGCCATCCTCAACATTCCAAAAACTCCCCTCGAATGGGAGCGGTGGTCATTCCATCATCGCTTGCAGCACGATCAAATTCGCGCCGCAATTCTCACCGCAGATAACGTGAACCTGA